TAGGTTTTGTACCCCGTGCGCTTGACAAGGACGAACGTGAGGTACTAAATAGTGAGAAAGCCAAGATTAAGCACCTACCGCTTGACCAGCGACCGCTCACGCCATACTTACCAATGATGTATAATCATCCGTGTACGATATGGGTAAGGTCGAGCTTGGATAACTTTGAGTGGACTCATTGTTACGCTAACGCGTTAAATGATGAGTACCACTATCGTTATGGTAAACAACACAAATCCATAGTGGAAGTAGTAAATAAACTACCTGAGCCAAAGAATATGCCCAGACTTGGATTTACAGAATTTGGACTAGCAATGCCAGATGAGTTGAAAGACTATGAGAATCCGATACAAAGCTATCGGGACTACTATCATCTAGACAAAGCTACGTTCGCAGCATGGTCTCACAGAGACAAGCCTCACTGGTGGAATGAAGATTACGCCGACTATGAGGAAAGGATAACAGCAAAATGAAGCTAGAAGTAAATGGAATGACCATGGTTTTTTCAGATAACATGAGCGAAGAAGATAGACATAAAGAAATAGTTAAAAGACTAAATAATCTTTACTTTACTAAAAGACCAATCGTTATTAGAAAAAGCAATGGAGAAGAGTATAAGTTATTAAATGGCGTAAGAATGCAAGGTAAAAGACATTCATCATGAACTTATCAGAATTAATAGCAGTGGCAGAGGAGCCTCCAAGAGTTATGGGAAAAGCAGAAGTAGTAAAACAAAATTTACAAGTACAACATGAAAAGGTTAGTGCTGAGATTGGCATACTTGAGAAAAAGTTAGCTGATAAAAAAGAGTACCTCGCAAAAATAGAGGGTGGAATAGATGTAGTTGATGAATTACTAAAATGATAGTAATTGAAGACGACTTCTATCCTGATGTTGATAAAGTAAGAGAACAAGTATTAGAAATGTTTTTTCACCCTGGAGTAAAGGGTAAGAAACTTATGTTTGCAGGGCAAAGAACATTAGGTACTTTCTCGTCAACAAACAGACTATTTTGTAAGAATAAAATAGAAAAACTAATTAACAGAAAGATAGTAAACTTTCCTGTTAACAATAGTAATGCTGCATTTACTTTAGGCAAAGAAGAGTCTAGTGATGGTGAACCTTATAAAAATTGGATTCACCAAGATAAAGGTAATCATGAGACTCAAAGAAGCGAAGACTTACAAGCTCAGATGTTTGCAGCTGTTCTTTATCTTACACCCAATGACATAGCCCCTTCTCTAAAGTATGGGACAGGATTGTTTACTGATGTACAGAGTCATAAGAATTGGGCAAGTAAAGAATACGATTATAAGAAAAGTAAATTATTTCAAAATCAAGTAGACGATACAGACCTTAACTTTAAGCTACATACTTATGTTGGGAATATGTACAACAGAATAGTAGTTTACCCTGCTACATATTGGCATGCGCCTTTTAATCCAGGGTTTGGTCTTAACAAAGAAACTGGTAGACTAATACAGATATTTTTCTTTTATGCAGAAAAATCTGGAGTAGAAAAAGGTTATGAGGAAGCGTAGTGTTAAAAGCAAATGCAGGTCTATTAAGAGTATTAGAAAAGACTATTTTACATGATGAAATACTACTACAAGAAAAACATAAAGAGGCGATAAAAAATACGCCTATAGTTCAGTTTTTATGGGACAAACCATACAATCATTGTTTTTTATACACAGTGTATGGCAGTGAGATATATCTCACTTATCTTAGATATTCTATAATGAGTCTAAGACTAGTAGCTCCTCGCTGTAAAATTATGGTTTTTGTAGAAGCAAAACTTTGGGAAAAAGCAAAAGAAGAACTGAAAGGATTATTATTTGAGCATGATATAGTTCGTGTCAATGGCGAGGCTGCTTGTTATAAACAAGTTATTACTTGTCATACACTTATAAAAGATTATAAGTCTTGTACTTTTGTAGATGCAGATTTATTTTTCTTAGGAAAAGTAGATAGTTTAAAGAGTTCTTTGCTGGAAGTAAAGAGACTGCTTGGTAATAATCCCTTCTCTTTTGTGTGGGCTTTTGGTAGAAAAGAAACTCCAAATGTATCTCATACATTTATGCACAAGAGAGGTAGAGAAGACACTCTTAGACCCCATACATATACTTGGGACATAGAAGAAGAACTAGATATGGATATAGAAACTTTAATAGAAAAAGAAAAAGTTTGGAATATATCTTTTATATTTAGTTTTTGTCCAAAGGCACTACAAACAGATGCTTTCAAATCATGGGCGTTATATTCTTTACTAGATAACAATATGTGTGATGAAAGTATTTGGTGGTTGTGGAGCAAGAAACAAAAGTGGAACTCTTACTACTGGGGACTAGATTTACCTAATTTATCTATTAGTACTACTACATATGAGTCTGATAAACAGGTTCATTTGTTTCAACCTATGTTTACAGATACTATGCAGACAAAAACACATAGAAGATATGAAACTTTTATGGCAATACTAGAGATAGAGGAGAAGTATATAGAGTGGGCAGAAAATGCCAGTATACAATGGTATGAAGCACCAGCAAAAATACAAATGGACCCAACTAATTTGGAGGATTAATGAGTAATTATAAGGAAGATAAATATAAATTTAGTGAAGATGTAGTCCTAAACAAACTACGTAATCATATATTGGGAACATACGACCAACACTACAGTATGAATAAAATCCAGTCAACGGAGTTCATCTTCGACGCTGGTCATGGCGAAGGCTTTTGCCTAGGCAACATTATAAAGTACGCCCAACGCTATGGAAAGAAAGAAGGAAGAAACGAGCAGGACTTATTAAAGATTCTGCATTATGCAATAATTTTGATGGGGTCAAAAATAGATGAGAATAAAAAAACACGAACAGATTACACAAGCGAATATAACCAAGGTAATTGAGTTATTAAATCCAACGGATGGTAGTAAACCTATTACCAAGAAGGAAGCTTGTGGCATATTAAATATTGCTTACAACACAACAAGATTGAGTAATATTATAACAGAATTTAACGAGACTATGGAGTTTCGTGCAAAACGAAAAGCACAGAACAAAGGTAAAGCAGCAACACCACAAGAGATTTCATCCGCAGTAGCGATGTACTTAGAAGGAGCTACAGTATCAGATATAGCCAAAGGGTTGTATCGTTCTCCTGCTTTCGTAAAAGGTATCATTGATAGAATTGGAGTACCTCAGAAGCTCTCAATGACAGACTATGAAGGAAGAAGAAACGCAATGCTTCCAGAGCAATGCGTATCTGAAGAGTTTAAGCCTGAAGAAAAGATTTGGGCAATTAGACAAAACTATCCAGCGATAGTACAAAAAGAGCTTAAGCCTGAATTGGCAGATGAAAGAGGGTACAGAGTGTATTTAGTAAATACAATAGAGTGTACACAAGAAGATTTAAAAGATACGTACTTTCCATATCTAAGTCATGCAGGCAAACAATATTGTTTAGCTTCATACGAGATGGGCAGTCTAAGACATTTACAAGAGTATATGTAAAAAGGAAATATATGGAATATATAGCAGCTGTGTGGGTTTCTGCATGGCTAATACAACTGTGGACAATATTTGTACCCCTTATGGCTATGATACCAAAAGATAATTTAATCTCTCAATATAAAACATTATGTTGGGTAGTATTACTTGGTTTATCTTTTGCATTAGTACCGTTGATGGTAGTACCAATGTTGTCAGAACAAGGAAAAAGAAGATTTAAAATTAGTTTTATGAAAGGATTATTAGGAGAAGATTAATGGCGTATATAGGAAACCCTTACTACGATGCACTAGAAGCAAAGTATATAGCACAGATTAAAGAAGCACAAGCAGTACTACAAACATATTTTAAAAACTCAGTAGGTATTGGAGAACACTCTGATTTATTGCCTGAGTTTGATAAATGGATAGAGCAACTTGCAAGTGCTGATGAAAAGCTACAAGCTCTACGTACCTTAGTAAACAAATGAGCCAATCCCTTATACTGGAGTATGGCGATGAAAAGATTGCTGTAGTTAGAGATACATATGAAAGAGCTGTGTGGAATTATATACACAGTCTTGACTTCATAGGATTTGATAATTGGTTGCTAGAAGGTAATTTACTTTGCCAAAAGAAACTTTATAAAGACTGCGACCACTTTATTGATTTCAAAGATTGGAAAAATGAATTACAATTATTGAACCTACATCCAAAAGATACATCAATTATGGAAGGTCTATCTTCAATAACGGACTATAAAAACTGGTATACATTAAAGAGTATACAGGTAGTATTCCATCTGTACTCAGATGAGCTTAATCACTTTGGTTTTAGCTACTAAAAAATAGTTCTTGACTCATGCTTAAAATTCTTGTATAATATATTTATATTAAGGAAATAAGCAATGAGCGACAGGTATTACACACAAATGCTAGAGACCACAGGTTGGTGTCCTGGTTATCGCAGTACTTACACTCTTGCCGAATACAAACAAAACTATAAATTAAAAAGGAAAAGAACTATGGCGTGGACAGACGAAAGTAAAGAACAAGCAGTTGAAATGTATACTGCTGAAGAACCAACTCCAGAAAATAGCATGGAGATTGTTAAGAATATTGCTGAAGAATTAGGCGAGAGCCCAAATGGAGTCAGAATGATTCTAACAAAAGCAGGTGTTTATGTTAAGAAAACACCAGCAGTCAAATCCTCATCAGGTGGTGGCGGTGGCAGAGTAAATGTCGCAGCTGCACAAGATGGTTTGATTAAAGCTATTAGTGATGCAGGCGAAGAAGCAGACAGTGCTATTGTAAGTAAACTTACAGGTAAAGCAGCTGTATACTTCACAAACTTAATCAACAAACTTAACGATTAATACCCCTGGAATGTGGGTAGTCTTCGGACTGCCCGCACTTTTTTGCATCTAAAAGAATCACCTTACAAAGCGATACCATGATTGGACGGTAATAGATATTAACCTACCAACAAGGAACGCATGAAAAAAGACGATTTTGTTAAAAAAATTGACGATGCTGGTGACGCTGTAGTCACCTATCGTAGCAAAAATAGTCGCAGAATGAAATATAATGTCTGCACTAGAGATTTTGATAATAAATATATACAGGAAAAAAGGAACAGAGCAAAGCCAAGCGATAGACAAGTTCTATTGTTTTGCTGGGATACTGACTCCTATAGACTATTATCTCCTGAGAGTGTAACTTCTATTCTTCCTTTAGCAAGGATATTGAAAAATGATAGAATTACATGAAGCACCTGCTGTTTATGAAAAGGAAATAAGTTATAACGAAGCTAAACATGAAAAAGTATTCGTTATGATAAATACCTTTCGTGGAACAGAGTATTTACATATTAGAAAATATTATCAAGACTTTGACGAAGAATGGAAACCTACTAAGGACGGCATAGCCATGCCTTTAGATTTTAATAATAGTCGTGGACTGTTTGAGGCATTAGTAGAGATACTTTCTATATCAGAAGTCAAAGGAGTACTAGAAACTCATTTCAAAGAAGTGTTAGACGAGATATACCTATAGCACCAAAAAATAGTCCTTGACAAATCCTTAAAAATTCTGTATAATATTCATATGAACAAGACAGAATACCTAGAATTGTGTAATCAAAAGTATGCAGAAGGCAATCCAATATTGCCTGACGAAGTATACGATAGACTCGTGGAAAATACCGAACTTGAAAATAAAGTTGGGTATGATGTCACAGAGGAAAGATTTAAACACCCCTTCCCCATGTATTCACTTCAGAAAGTCTTTGTAGGCGAAGATGAAGAACCTAATTGGGATATCAATCAACCACACATAATGACTGCCAAGATGGATGGTGCAGCTGTGTCTATAACTTATATAGAAGGCGTACTAACACAGGCGTTAACTCGTGGAGATGGTAAAGCAGGGCTAGATATTACTGATAAAATAAAGTCTTTAGTGCCAAATGAAATATGGAGCAAAGGTGTCAAACAGATTACTGGAGAAATCGTTGCTCCTAAAACAATACCAAATGCTAGAAACTATGCAAGTGGTGCTTTGAATCTAAAAGACTTAGAAGAATTTAAATCCCGTAACCTAACATTTATAGCTTATGGTATTCAACCAGCAATTTGTGCTGAGTGGACTGCCGATATGGGCATGGTAAAAGAAATGGGATTTAACACTGTCACACAAAGTGATTATCGTGAATTCCCTCAGGACGGTAAAGTTGTACGAGTCGACTCTAATATATATTTTGAAAAATTAGGCTACACAGCACACCACCCTAGAGGTAGTTTCGCTTTAAAAACAAGACAGGCTGGAGTAGTTACTCGGCTCTTGGACGTTGAATGGAATGTCGGGAAGTCAGGTGCTGTTTCGCCAGTTGCGATTCTAGAGCCTTGTATCATTGGAGAAGCGACAGTAAGTAGAGCAACTCTACATAACATTGGATATATCGAGGCACTAGACCTTGAGATTGGATGTGGAGTAGAAGTTATTCGTAGTGGAGAAATCATACCTAGAATAGTGAGAAGAGTATGAGAATACTAATTCTTGCTAATGGCAGGACAGGAAGTACAAATATTATGTTAGGACTCGGAGAAGGACTAGATTATGATGTTGTTCCTGAGCCATGGAACAGAGGACTTAAGTTAAGACCTGAGTATCGTAGTGAAGCATACAATAATTTTACTTATCAAAACATGCCTGACAACATGGTAGTTAAATCCATAGTAAATGTACAGCAGTACTTAGGATTCTACTGGAATCAACCACAACCTAAATATAATTGTGAAGGATTGGACTGGTTAGACAATGCTAGTGAGGTTGTATTTTGGTATAGATTTGCACAAAAGTTTGATAAAGTAATCGTACTTGATAGACGAGATATAGATGCAAGAGTTAGTAGTGCATTACATGCACAGTACTTTGGAAAGTGGAGAGGAGCATATAAGTATACTCCTTCCATAATACCCGATACTGAAACATGGAAGCAACTAAAAATGAAAGAAGAACAAAGTAGTGATATGCTAAAACTTATTGCTCATCATCTAGGACTGGAAGTGACATACTACGAAGATATCTATACTAATAAAGTACAAGATTACTTTGGTTTAGGAGTTGATAATCAAAAAATGTTTGATAACTATATTAATCCTAAGTATAAGTATAAGATATGATACTAAGAGAGAAGATACAGAAAAAACTAGATGTACTAGAATTCATGATGAATAACAATGTTCATATCGTAGACCCCAACGGGTGCATGGAGTATACACTAACTATCAGTAAATTTTGGTCAGTTCTCTCAGAAGAAGATAGAGATTTTATCCAAGGCTGTCAGTCTTCAATCGAAGAAGGGTGGGAGTGGAAATGAGTGGCGGAGTATATAATCAAACCTTTTTCAATAACCATCCATGGGAAAAAGAAAAAGACGGCATACTATACGGAATAGTACTGGTAAACATGCAAACATGGGAACGAGAAACAATAAAGGTCGGCATCGCAAAAGGGCGAACATTCAAAGACGCAGTAAAAAGAGGGCGTGGGTTTACAAACTACGACATCAGAATACAGAGACTTTGGCAGGGGACGATATACGATTGCTGGAGATGGGAACAGAAACTACACAAGATGTATCAGGATGATAGACATAAAACACAGCACCATTTTGGAGGGCATACGGAATGCTTTAGTATGGAATCAAAGATTCTACAAAGTTTTCCCAAAAAGAATGACATATTTAGGGATTAGTGAAGGCTTTCACGATGCAGCTATTGCAGTTGTAAGAGACCAACGAATATTATTCGCAAGTCACATAGAGAGAATGACACGCAAAAAGAATGATGCGTGGGTGCCGCAGTGGGTAAAAGAACACGCATATAATGAGTACGCATATGATAAAACAATATTTTACGAACATACTGAAATCAAGAATTGCAGACGAGACATGTACGGACTGGCAGCGACAGAGAATGGCAGAGCGTACGATGTCAGAGATATACTTCACCATAAAAGTCACTACGCCAGTGCTTATTTTACTGCTCCTTTCGTACCTGACAGCACAGTTGTCATAGATGCAATAGGAGAGTTTGACACTGCAAGTATTTGGGTAGATGGAGAAAAAGTATGGAGTCGTCAGTACCCATGGTCACTAGGATTATTTTATAGTGCTATTACGAAACGAATAGGATTAAAACCCAACGAAGATGAGTATATTACAATGGGCATGGCAGCATATGGAGATGTAACTATTGATATGCTAGACTTTATTAACAACAACCATCACAAAGGTATTCCTATGCGTAAATGGTTTTGGGAAACACCTGAAGATATAGCAGCGTCAGCACAAGCACACTTAGAAAATGAACTCATGGAAATATTTGCAAAGGCTCGTAAGTATGGGCCAAAAGTTGCATATGCTGGTGGAGTTGCACTTAATTGTGTAGCAAATAGTAAGATTCGTGCAATGTTTGATGATATGTGGATATTCCCAAGCCCTGGAGACGCAGGGAGTTCATTAGGCTGTATACTGGCACACACAGAACAAAGAATAAAGTTTGAGGATTGCTACTTAGGGTACGATATAGATAGAGAGGTAAACCCCATAAAAGTAGTAGAAGAAATAATTAATAATAAAGTAGTAGGAGTAGCAAATGGAAAAGCAGAGTTTGGCCCTCGGGCGCTTGGTAATCGTAGTCTGCTTGGCGATGTCCGTTACGATATTAAAGACACAGTCAATGATATCAAACGCAGACAGAAGTTCAGGCCTTTTGCCCCCGCGATACTTGAGGAGTTTGTAGATGAATATTTTGAAGGGTATGCTAACGAGTATATGCAGTATGTTTCAAAGGCAAAACACGACTACAGTAGTGTCTCACACATCGACGGAACTGCAAGAGTACAAGTGGTTAGAAAAGACTCTAAGTCAATACTACGACCTATACTAGAGGCGTACTACGAGGCTACTAAAGTACCTATGTTATTGAATACAAGTTTAAATATTAAAGGGCAACCCATGGTAAATACTTGGGAAGATGCCAAAGAGTTTGAAAAGAGTTATGGAGTAAAAGTATTTTGAGTGAATCAGTATTAGATTTAAATTATGTAGATAATCCAGGAGAGTGCAAACGCTATAATAGTTCTGCGCCTGACATATATTATAATGGAGACAGTTTTACACAAGGAATGGAATTGAAAGATAGATTCCGAGGATGTTATACACATTTAGTTGCAGAACACTTTGACCAGACATGGGGAAGGTCATCAAAAATTGGTGGCGGTAATGATAGAATACTAAGAGTTACCAGTACAGATATGTTGATGATGCCAAAGAAACCTAAGTTAGCTATTATATTGTGGTCTGGACCGAATAGACAAGAGTACTTAAATAATTTAGGAGTATGGAGACAAGTAGGACATATTCGTTTTGCTTTTGATAGAAGAAAACTAGAGATTAAAAGAAGCGATATTTACTGCCACCCTGATATGACTAGAAATCAATATGAAGGTTGGAGACATTACATGAAAGATTGTAGAACTATCAAGTGGAATCTACATGAAATGTGTATGCAGATGATTTATCTTAGAAGATTATTAAATAGCATGAATATACCACATCTATACTACTTCATGAGTAAAGGACAAATAGATTGTGCCTTAGATTCTTTGAATGAAAAAAGAAGAGAAGGTGCAAACGTAGTCTGGGAACAACAATACAATATGACAAAGGAAGATTTCTTAAAAGAAATACCTGAGTTACAAGATAACGGCTTTTACGAACTAACAAAATTAGTATTGAAGAAGCCATATGGTCCAATGGACCATCCGTTAGAGGAAGGTCATCAAGCAATGGCCGATAAAATAATACAGGATATATATGATAAAAAATTGGATAACGTTTTTAAGTAAAAAACTAAAGGCATGGAAGTTTCAGTGGGACAATCGAAATGTGGTAGAAGATACCCACATCTACGAGGAGTAGTAAATTTTGAATGTGGAAATTTTCCTGAGCATTTCAAAAATAGTTCTTGACAGATGCTTAAACTTTTTGTATAATATATTATATATTTGAGAGAGAAAAGAAATGACAACGATTACACCACCGACTAACTGTCCTTGTTGTGACTCCATACTGGAGTTAGTAAACGAGCAGTTGTTCTGCAGAAACACAAAGTGTCCTGCACAGTGGACTAAAAAGTTAGAGTCTTTTTCCTCTACTCTTAAAATAAAAGGGCTTGGGCCTTCGACTATCTCTAAGTTAGGTATCGAATCCCTGCCCGAGCTTTATGAACTTACTGTATCAGATATACAGGATAAGATTCACAGTGAAAAATTAGCTGAGAAACTCTATGATGAATTACAAAAGTCTAAGAGTAGCAAGTTGGTAGATATTCTACCTGCTTTCTCAATACCACTTATTGGTCGGTCGGCTTCTCAAAAATTATGCGATACAATATCAAACATCGAAGATATTAGCGAGAACAGTTGTACTGAGGCAGGTATCGGACCAAAAGCATCAGCTAACTTGGTAAATTTCATGGAAACAGAATTTTATCCTAACAGATACAAAGACACATTACCCTTCAATTGGAATAATAAAATTAGTAAAAAGAAAGAGGTCACTGGTGTTGTATGTATAAGTGGTAAGTTAAGAAGCTACCCTACAAAAGCTCATGCTACTAAAGTATTAGAACAGTATGGATTCGTAGTAAAATCAAGTCTGACAAAAGAATGTACTCATCTTATAAATGAGTCAGGCATAGAGTCAGCAAAGACGCAAACAGCTCGTGACCGAGGTGTTATAATAATAAGTAATATTAAACATTTAATTGGAGAAAATTAAAAATGGCATTACCAAAATGGACAGACGAAAGAACTTCAGAATTGACTTCTTTTGTGGGCAGTGAGTCCCCTATCTCACAAACTACTGTTGCTTCAGCAGCAGAGCAACTAGAAACTTCAGTAAGAAGTGTATCTAGTAAATTAAGAAAAATGGGTTATGATGTAGAACTAGCTTCTGCTTCAGCTTCTAAGTCTTTCTCAGATGAACAAGAAGCAACTCTTGCAACATTTGTGCAGGATAACTCAGGCTCTTACACATATGCAGAAATTGCATCAAACTTTGAAGGCGGAGCTTTTTCAGCTAAGTCAATTCAAGGTAAAATCCTTTCTATGCAGTTAACAGAACATGTTAAACCTGCACCTAAAGTTGAGACTGTTAAGTCTTACAACGAGGAAGAAGAAGGACAATTTGTATCATTAGTAAATGATGGTGCATTTATTGAAGATATCGCAGAAGCTATGGGCAGAAGCGTAAATTCAATCAGAGGAAAAGCTTTATCACTCTTAAGAGCTGGTGAAATCAATGCTATTCCTAAGCAGAAAGAAACCAAAGGTTCAAGTAAAGCTGACCCTTTAGCAGGTGTCGACATTGACGGCATGACTGTTGAAGAAATTGCTGATGAAATCGGCAAAACAGTAAGAGGCGTGAAAACAATGCTTACTAGAAGAGGTCTACAGTGCTCAGACTATAACGGAGCTGCTAAAAAAGAAATAGGCTAATACCTATTCATCGCGGGCGAGCTTTCCTTCGGGATTGCCTCGCCTTTTTTATAATTTAATAATTGTCTTGGGAGATTCAATTGACATTAGAAAGTGCATTACTTAAGCAAATACTTGCAAACGGTGATTTTCAGGCATGGAATGGTCTGAAAGAACACTACTTTCCAGAAGGTGAGTACCGAAAACTGTGGAAGATAGTAGATAAACACGTACACAAGTATCATGACTTGCCAACATTTGAAGATTTAAAACTGGAGATTCGTTCAAGAGAACTCCAAGAAAAAATCTATGCCATCGAAACGGTGGAAACAGATGTTGATGCTATTCTTTTGCTAGATTATTTAAAAAATCAATTTACACAAAGTGAGATTCTTACTAGAATTGAATCTTTTGTGGATACTCAAATAGCTATCGGCGATGCTCGTGAGAACATTGACTTGCTACAAGAAATTGTAGTTCAAGTAGAAGATAGAGTAGAAACTACTAGCGATAACGAAAGTATGGATACTATAGAGCTATTTGATAGTGAGGAAGACTATGCAAAATACCTTCCTCTGGGTCTTAATTCAGAGTATGATTTTGACTATAAATTCTCTCCCAAAGACTTAGTCGTTGTTGGCGGAAGTCGTGGTGGAGGTAAATCATTCACTTGTTGTAACGTTGCACAGTCAGCTACCGAAAAAGGTAAGTCGGCTTTATACTTTACAATCGAGATGGAACCAAGACAAATTCTTCAGAGGATTTGTGCTATGGCATGTAATGTTCCTATCAAACGAATCAACACTAAAAACCTATCTCCTATGGAGTGGTCTAAGATTGCTGATTGGTGGGCAGGAAGATTTGAGAAAGGAGAAGAAGCTCGTAAGGAGTACAACGATCATCAAGATTTTGACAAGTTTCATTATCAGTTGACTCGTAACCCTTTGCGTGAAGATATCCCTCAAGTCGATATTTATTATGACCCAAGTCTTACACTAGCTAAAATTATTAGTGTAGTAAGACAAAAGGTTGCCGCTACTCCAGACCTTGGAGTAGTTATAGTTGATTACCTAAACCAAGTCAGACGCCACAACGCCCCGAGTCGAGGCGGTCAGTACGAATGGACTGAGCAGATAGAGATATCAAAAGGGTTAAAATCTTTAGCCCAGGAGAACAATGTCCTTGTTCTCTCAGCATTTCAAACAAACGAAAAAGGAGAAGCGAGATTTGCCAAGGGTATACTTGACGCAGTTGATGCTGCCTACAGTATTCAGCATTGGGGTGATACAGAACCTGCAATCAAGTTGAAATGTGATAAGATGAGAAATGGAAAAGTAGAAGGTTTTGTATCTACAATGAACTGGGATAGTTTGAGAATCGGCCCTCAGAATGAGATAGACCCAGACGAAAGAGCCGAAATGAAAGAAGCAATGTCAACAGGAGAAAGCTCCTATGATTTATAATCCTTTACAACAAAGAATATGTATTGGAGAGATATCAACTAAAGATTTATTTAAGACTATAAATTTTGTAGACTTACATAATGTAGAAGGTTGGTGGAAGCGACAGCAGAATAGACTAGACATAAGACTGTACGCTTTTGTAAAAGATGTATTACAGGATAATTTTGTTAATCCAGTTATAGTGTGGTATAGTGATGAAAAGAAAGAGTATTCTATACACCCAGGATTGAATAGACTAATGTTAAACAAAGTGCTAAACTTTGATATGACAGCTTGGGTAATTAGTTATGATATAAAAAACTATAGAAGACTTGGCAAAGTATTTCCAGGGATTACTAAATTGAAACTAGACCCCAGCGGGAATAGAGATATAGCTTTAACAGCACAACACAGAACAGACAACAGATTATATGAGATAGTATTCAGTGAGGATAGAATACTACCAAGATTAAGAAATGCAAATAACAGCAAAGAATGGAAAGAAGTATCCTCTAAAACAGGTTTTCATATATGGCATAACAATAAGTACATTGGTGCAGTAGGAAATGCACAAGACCATTGGAATGTAAAAGATGTGGCAGGAATATATGAATTAACACTAAAATATTATTTTAACAGGAAAATAAACAATGCTTTTGTACACAGAAAAACAACTTAAAGTAGCGTACACAACGTACCTGCAAAAATTAATAGGAACAAATAGACAAGGAATAGAGATACCTTTTCCTACACTAGAAGAATTTAGATTAATTTATGAAGATGAATGGAATCAAAGATATAGGGAGATGAACGATGGCGTATGATAGAGTCAGTAGAGAAACAGCAGAGCTAGTACCATTAGCACCCCATACGTGGTATGTGAGAACAGTAGGATGGTTACTAGAGCAAGAAAAAATAAAAGAGAACATACAGAATGTTCCACTAAATGAAAAGTTAAGGGAAAGTTTGGCAAAAGACGGAGTAAAATCTCCCATACTCTGTATGCCAAACTGGTACCCCATAGCAGGGAGTCAGAGGATGAGATGTCTTCAGGAACTCCCTGCCTTACATGGGCAAGAAATACGAGTATGTCGATTTGATGCAGAATGGTGGCTATTATTTAATTTATGGGGAGACGAACAAGAACGCCTAAGAATAGTAGCAATATGGTTTCAAATGGCAGAGTTAGTATGGAAATCACGATACTATGAAGAAAATGGTGTAGACTCTATGGGAACAGATTACAGAGTATTTGAAAAGATAGGAGATGAGTTAGATGGATGGAAACATAAAGAAGCCAAAGACGATACTTTATAATAATAAGAATAAGAAAGAAAACTATTTAACTCCAGGCTCTCAGTACGAGTGGGGAAGTATGAGATTTAATCCTCCGTACCAGTGGGATGTACACCCTAACAGAGAATGGTTTGGACTAGTAGCACTGATGACAAGTATGGACTTACCTAAAAATGCTGCGATGATAGAGATAGGAACATATGCTGGTGAGTCGACATCAATGTTTGCCGCTAGTGGAATGTTTAAACAGATACACACAATAGACCCTTATGATTTTCCACAAGGATATCAAGTACTTATGGAAGCAAAAGTAAATTGTAGATACTGGGATTTCATAGATTTCTGGAGAAACTACTCTTTTGATTGTGTAGACTACTTCAAAGATAATATGTTTGATTTTGTGTACATTGATGGCGACCACACTGGTGCATCTGTAGAACGAGATATAGATTTATTCTTACCAAAAATTAAGAAAGGTGGTTACATTGCAGGTCATGACTATAATCCAGAGTGTTGGCCCGAAGTAGTAAATGCAGTAAATAAAAAGTTTAGAGGAAAAATGATTCAAACATTCGATGATAAATCGTGGGTAACAAGAATTTAGTTCTTGACAAACCCTTAAAATTCATGTATAATATATGTAATTATGATAGCAGAAGACTTATTACGAGAGAAGAAAATACAGTATACCCTAAGTGGTAGGGATGCTCTCATAAAATGTTTAAACCCAGAACATGAGGATAACTCTCCTTCAATGAGAGTAGACAAAGTCACAGGAATATTTCATTGTTTCTCGTGTGGGTACAAAGGTAATCTGTTTACATTCTTCGGTGCACCATCTTCTCCACTAGAAGTTCGTATGCACAGAATTAAAGAATCAATCAACAAAGTCAGGTCAGCAACTGTCGGAATCCAACTCCCAAAGGATAGACTGTCTTGGAAAGGTGGTGGTATTCGGAATATTTCCGAAGAGACTCTCGCTAAGTGGGACGCGTTCACATGGAACGTACCCAAGTTCGAGAATCGTATCATCTTTCCAATACGCGATATTACAGGTAAGACTGTGGCTTTAATAGGTAGAAGTCTGGACGACTTCAGTAATCAAAAGTATTATATCTACCCTCAAGGAGTAGAGATGCCGTTCTGTCCAGCAAAGGTAAAACCTATTCAAAATAGAGTTATATTGGTGGAGGGCATCTTTGATGCTCTTAACCTTTGGGACAAAGGTCTCAAGAATACAGTGTGCTGTTTCGGTACACAACAAGTGAATTGGGTCAAACTAAGTCTATTAAAACTTCAAGGAATTACAGGAGTTGACATTATGTTTGATGGGGATGAGGCGGGTATACAAGCAGCTGAGAAAGCAAAAGATTTAGCGGAGAAGTTAGAGCTATCTGCAAGGGTAGTAAAACTTCGAGCAAACGTTGATCCTGGTAATTTGACAGAACCAGAGATTGACAGACTTAAAGAAAAACTTTATGGCTAAAGTCCACAAAGTAAAAACAAGCCGAAAGGCAGGAGAAATATAATGTCAAAGAAAAGAATAATGATTAATGGTGCTATGCAATCAGGTAAAACTGAGTATACAGTCAGAACAGCACTAGAAAATCAAGAACCAAAAACCATAGAAGTGTTTATACACTATAGCACAAATGATTCTATGGACTCTACAAATGATAAGATAAAAAAATATGATGTAGAGTTATTTTCAGGACTAGAATCCTTGAAAAGATTTCATTTGAGACTAACTAGAAAGGGATTAGATTCTAAGAGGAAGTATGTTTTATCTCTCATAGCACACCATTCTAGTATGGAAGAACTTAAAAAAATAATCACTGCTTACAACACCAAATATGGAAGTGAGTATAGATTCAATATAAGTATAGATGAGGATGATACTCTAGCACTAGACCACACTGTTAAGAAAGGTAAACCAGTGCAGAAACAAAGGCTTGCTCAAAGTCTTATAGAAATGCCAAGTGTAGAAGTAGTACGTAATATTACAGCAACTCCTTTTGCAGAGCATCTTTCAGAGACTGACTTTGACGAAATAGTAGACGCCCCAGTTGGGGACACTTACGTAGGTGTAGAAACAATAGTAGAAAATGCAGACGATAGTTTCACAGAAGAAGACATGGCTAGTTTTTCTGGGTTAGAACCTACCCAAAGAGTACTAGATTTTATACAAGATGATTTCGAAGGTGCTACACTTATACAGGTAAGTAAAAATAAAAAAGACCATGCTATAATAGCAAAAAATATTATGTATAATTGTAATCAATCACATATTGTAATAATTATGAATTCAGATAAAGCTAGTTACGGATGCTACGTGGATGGAAAAGGTTATGGTACTAAATCACAAACTTGGAATCCATTTTTAGGATATGAGTTAGCAGAAGAGCTTGGTATTAAGAAAGTATTTATAGTAGCCTACTTTTTATCAGATAGAACAAATACATTTAGAGCAAGGAAAGGACGTTTTAATAGACTTAGAAGTCTATTTCATTGTTCTCCTAAAGCAACCCATGAAACAAAATTGCAAAGAGTAGCTAGGAATTCTGGATATCCTATTGGCCATATTCCGCAACTATACACTACTCCTGAGACATTAGATTATCTTTATGAATCAGTAGATTTATACTCAAGAGTAAGGAGTATACAGGAAGATGTAAGAACTGCTGCAGCTAGAGAAAGAGCATGGTCGCGTATAGGTAATGTTAATATTAATTTAATTAAACATACAAATGGATATGCAAATACTTATGCTCAATCATATAGTATAACTTCTAATCCGTTTAACACAATAACAGAAATGGACGAAGGAGTAATTCCTGATGAAATTGATATTAGTAGTACAGATTTGTTAACTAATACACGCTTAGCTGGATGGTTTAGAGAAACTTATAAAGTTAATACAGTACTTAATGTAACTAAAGATACCAAAAAGAGAATGCAATTACTCAGACCAAATCAAAATACAGGACAACAGTCACATAGAGAACTGGCTATATTGTTTGATGGTAGAAATTATAAAGTAGTTAAACAAGAACATGAATACTATACAACTAAAAAACCTTTTGCACTACATAATATGGACGGAACATATTGGCAGTGGAACGTAGAAAATGGAGTAACTAGATAATGGCAAACGTAGCACTTATAGAAACAACAATGTCCAGTACAAACTGGAATAAATACTTTGATTTTGAATATGACAGGTTTGCCCTGTGTTCAGATTCTAGTAAAAAGAAAATTTTGAAAAAAGATGTTGATATCGAAATCGATACTGATGCGTACGAATGGCTCATAGTTGTGGGTTCAGAGCCTTTCAAAATGTATACGAGAAAGACATCCATAACTGAGTACAATGGAAAAGTTTGCGATGATAAATTTTTAGCAATAATCAATCCTGCAATGATAAAGTTTCGACCAGAAGCAAAGAAGTCATTCGAGGAAGCTGTTGAGAGTATAACGGGATATGTGAGTGGAAAACTCAAACAAATGACCATACCGAAAGATAAGTGCTACGGCATACAAGACACAGAACAACTAAATGCGTGGCTGCAAGATGCGTTAGACCACGAAGGCGACTTCATAGCGCTTGACTCAGAGACTTCAGCATTGTACTGCCGTGATGGCTATATGCTAGGTTTCTCGATGTCCTATGAAAATGAGCATGGTATCTATGCCGATTGTGAGTGCATGGACGAAGAATCTGAAAGACTAATGCAAGAGATATTTAACAAGAAACGAGTTGTATTTCATAACGCTAAGTTTGATTTACAATGGTTTGAATATCACTTCAACTTTGAGTTTCCTCATTTTGAAGATACTATGCTAATGCACTATATGTTTGATGAAAGACCAGGAACACATGGGCTTAAGACACTAGCAATCAAGCACACTCCATATGGAGATTACGAAGCAGAACTTTCTAATTGGATAGCTGACTTCAAAAAGAGAACAGGTATACTCAAAGATTCTTTTGATTATAGTATGGTTCCATTTGATGTTATGCGAAACTACGCGGCAATGGATGCTATAGTAACATTTATGTTATTTGAGAAGTTTGAGAAAGCTCTTAAAACAAATGATAAACTCTATGGAGTATATAAACATATACTAGTAGAAGGCTGTAGATTCTTGAAGTGTATTGAAAACAACGGAGTTCCTTTTGATGCTGTGCGCTTAGAATTTGGTGCTAAAAGAATGGGCGAAGATATTGATACAGCAGTAAAAGCTTTGTATCAGTTTCCTGAAGTCAAACAATTTATTGCAGACAAGGGTGCATTTAACCCTAACTCAACTCTACAACTAAGAGCTTTGCTTTTTGATTATATAGGACTTAAGTCTGATAAGAAAACTGCAACGGGTGCGCTGTCAACTGATGCCGAAGTACTTGGCAATCTTGCAGAAGAACACGAAGTACCAAAGCATATATTAGAAGTCAGACAGAAAGTAAAAATCAAGACTACATATCTTGATAAAATTATACCTAATCTAGACATGGATGGAAGACTTCGCACAGGTTTTAACCTTCACGGTACAACCAGTGGTAGATTGAGTAGTAGTGGTAAACTAAATATGCAACAGCTTCCAAGAGACAATCCAACAGTAAAAGGTTGTATCAAAGCAAAAGCTGGAAACAAAATAGTTGCAATGGACTTAACAACAGCAGAGGTATACTGTGCGGCTGTACTTGCAGATGACAAAGGACTTATGAATGTATTTAAGTCTGGCGGTAATTTTCATAGTACGATTGCGAAACAAGTATTTAGACTGCCAGGGGATGTTGACGACATAGCAGCAAACTTTGGTGCGCAAAGACAACAAGCAAAAGCTGTTACCTTTGGCATCATGTACGGAGCAGGACCGAAAAAGATTAGTGAACAAGTAACAAAAGATAGTGGAGAGTATTTCAGTATGCAAGACGCAGCGAATACTATCAAAGACTATTTTGAGGCTTTCCCTAAACTTCGTGAGTGGCTAGACTATCAGAAAAAGTTTATACAAGCGAATGGATTTGTATATAGTAGATTTGGCAGAAAGAGAAGATTACCTGATGTGTTTTCACAAGACAAGGGAATCGCCTCACACGAAGTGCGTAGTGGAATTAATTTCTTAGTGCAATCAGTTGCATCTGATATCAACCTTATGGGCGGTATAGATATGCAAAGATACATAGAAAAGACAGGCATGAAGTCTAAAATATTTGCACTTGTTCACGATTCCGTACTAGCAGAAGTTCCTGAAGATGAGATAGAACATTATTCAGAAAAGCTTCAAGAGTTTATACAAAAAGATAGAGGATTATCAATCCCAGGCGCTCCAGTTGGATGTGACTTTGACGTTGCTGATGACTATTCACTAGGTAAGTTTGAAAAGTTATATGCAAATTAATTTTGAGCCAGATTGGGATTATATGTTGGAAAGAGCTGCTACTTTTTATAGTAGAACTCCTTACATAAATTACAATACAGGATATACTTATAAAGACTATTGGGATGAAAATTTAAAAATGTTTGCAGGTATGGAAGAACCTACTATAGTAAAAACAAGTAAAGAAGGAAAAAGTTCATACTTACGTCCTCATAGTCTAGGGATAGGTACTAGACTGGCTTCTAGATTTGAATGGAGATGGGAGTACAGTGGCAGTAGACATCACCCTAGAAACGCTAATGTTTGTGTGGAGTGGTGTTTAACAGATAAGAAAGGATATATAACAGACCTATCAAAAGAGAAATCACTGAGAGTAATACAACCTGAACAAATATGGTTTTGTATTTATGGAAAACAAGAGTATGATAAGGTTGTAGAATTTTGGAATAAAACATGGCATATAAGAAGAACAAAAGATGATTAGATATCCAGTATATGTAGTGCATGGAGAGCCAGAGGAACTGGACAATATGTTATGGCTTGAAGACCAAGTCATTGATGATAGAAATATGTTAGGAGAGAGTCTTGGAATAAGAAGATTACAGACTCCAATGAAAAGTATTTATCCATTGAAGTATCAATGCGATGATGAAGTAGCAATGTTAAAACACAGAGGAAAGCATTTTGTGGATTCTAATGGGTGTTATTTCTATAATGAAAAACTAGAAACAGCTCCATTAAAATATCATAAAATTAGGATTATAAAAAAGAAAGAGGTGGCAACAGTACTTTGGATAAAGGATATACCTTTTCCATTTACTGTAGCACGACCACCAAAGGCAGAAGAAACATGGGCAGGTGTACTTTACAAAAAAGGTATACCTTATGCTCTATGGGAGTATGCAACTGAAAGGAAAAAAGATACATGGCGCAAGATTTAGATAAATTAAAAAGAACATTAGAAAAGAAAGTATGTTTAGTACAGTTTGAATGTCTCAAAAGCGGAGATACAAAAACTAGAGAAATGACTACTAATCCTGAATTTACTAGGGGTATGGACATGAGAGCAATCAATGAAGATACTAGTAAAGTAGATAATAAGATTATTATGTTTGATGTAGAGTTTATGAAATGGCATGATATAAAAGAATATACAATACTAGATTGGAAAGAATTATAATGTGTGGATTTGTTGTAAGTACAGAAGGCAGAGAAGTAGACGGCATGATAGATGCGCAAAGATTCAGAGGGCCTGATGAGCGCGGTGAAACTATTAGATACTTCAATGCATTAACATGGTCTCATGTATTACTAGACATATCAGGAGAAAAACAAGTTCAACCTTACATAACAAGTAAAGGGAATATAATGGTATTTAATGGAGAGATGTATGACTCCAACATACCAAATGATACTAAGTTTTTAGCTGATGGATATGAAAGATATGGGTTTAAGTTTATAGAGTTTACAAATTGGCATGGGTCTTTTTGTTATATGGATTATAAAACAGGAATATGTGATATTGTAAGAGACCATTTTGGAGCAAAACCTCTATGGATGAGACGAGAAAGACATAACGGTCTTAGTGTTACTACAAGCCTAGCAAGTTTTAAAGACTCCAAACCAGTACCTCTTACAAAATCTTTTCTTGGTAATGCTATATGGACAGGTACTAGTAGTCCGTTTAAAGGAGTTATGAAAGTAGAACCTGGTCAAATATATCATTATAATGTACGAACTGGAATACTAAAGAAAGGACTAAATTTATGGTCAGGGTACCAACTAGAGAACTTTCCGTTTAATCCAGAGCAGTTCAAACATGAGTTAGTACAAGGAATAAGAAAAGTAGCAAAAAATAAACAAAAAACAGCAATCTTTTTAAGTGGTGGTTTAGATAGTACATGCGCATTGGGCGTAGTAAAAGACATGGGGCTAGACTTAACAGCTTATATTTGTGCATACTCCGATGAAAAAGGAGATATGTACCGACAAGAAATATTTGCTAATGAATCAAAATTAGCAATTAAAACTTGTGAAGAGTGGGGAGTTCCATATAAAGTAGTAACTTTATCTAAGTCTCAAAGAGATGAATATGGTAAAGCATGGTTAGAGAAAAATAATCTTATATGGAATGATGACAATAGAAGAGCGCCTAGGTATGCCCTAGCTAAAGCAGCCTCAGAAGATGGGTGTAAAGTTGTATTAACAGGAGATAGTGCAGATGAGTTTTTTAGTGGATATCAACATCATGCTAAAAGATATACAGAAGGCTACAATCAGACTTGGCAGGAAGAGTTCCCTAAAAGACATAAATGGGTACAGAAAAGTATGTTTGAAAGAGATAAGCAAGGATTTAATTCTACACTTTTTATAGATTTAATGGTAACAAGTGAAAATAATGTATTAGCTGCCGACCAAACATGTGGTTTATTTGGCATGGAATCTAGACCAGTATATCTTACACAAGAGTTTGCTAGATATATTTATCAGCAAGATGGTAAAGTAAAAATGAAACTACATAAAGATTATGCCTCAGGAACTTACAAATATTTACTAAGAGAAGTTATGAAAGATTATATACCAAAGCATATACGAGAAAGAAAGAAAAAGTGTGGTTGGTCTAGTCCTTGGGATAATAATTCTGACCCAATGAAAGTACAAAATAAAAAAGTATGGGAACAATGGACAAAACAATAGGATTTACTTGTGGAGCATTTGATTTGCTACATGCAGGTCACATAGTAATGCTAAAAGAAGCAAAGGATAACTGCGACCATTTGATAGTAGGATTACAGACAGACCCGAGTATTGATAGACAAGAAAAAAATCAACCAGTACAGTCAGTGTTTGAAAGATATATACAACTAAGAGCAGTAAAGTACATTGACGAAATTGTTCCCTATGATACAGAACAAAGTCTGTTAGATTTGCTAGAAGCAACACCAATACATCTTCGATTTGTAGGAGAGGATTGGACGGATAAACATTTTACTGGTAAAGGATTACATGAGATTTTCTACACTAGTAGAGCTCATTCTTTTTCTAGTACTAATTTAAGAAATAAGATAAATGAAAGCAGTCCTAAGTAACAGAATATACATGAGTGTAACTAAAGAGTTACATAATTCTATAGAGAAGGAACTTACCTATACTATTGCTCCTCGTATACCTTCTGACCCACCTTTAGTATTTAAAACAATTCGTTTTATAAAAGAGGGTTTGATTTCTATACCTATTGGAAGAATGGATTTAATCCCAGATGATTACGAAATAATCGATAAGAGAACTAAGTCGCCGATAGAACATGCAGACTTTAAGTTTGATTTACGACCAAGCCAAAAGAAAGTACATGATGAGATTGATGACAATGCTATAGTGAACGCGTGGGTAAGTTGGGGTAAGACATTTACAGGTTTAGCTATAGCTGCAAAGCTTGGTCAAAAAACACTTGTTGTTACGCACACTACCAATCTAAGAAATCAGTGGGAAAAAGAAGTACGAAAATGCTTTGGAATTGAACCAGGCAGAATAGGTAGTGGAGACTTTAAGATTAACGCTCCTATAGTTATCGGGAATATACAGAGTTTATACCGAAAAATGGACGATATAAAACAAGAATTTGGAACATTGATTTTAGATGAAATGCACCACGTCAGTAGTCCTACTTTTACACGAATAGTAGACGAGATGCCTACAAGATATAAGATAGGCTTGACAGGGACACTAGAAAGAAAAGACGGGCGTCATGTAGTTTTTAGAGATTACTTTGGGCATAATGTTTTTAAACCGCCTAAAGAAAATTATCTTATACCAGAGATACATGTTGTAAAGTCAGACATAAGATTTTTAGATGGTTCGTTTACGCCTTGGGCAGAACGTATAAATCATCTGGCATATAACGAAGAATATGTGCATAGTGTAGCAATGATAGCTGCAAAATATGCTGCATTAGGACATAAAGTATTAGTTGTATCTGATAGAGTTGCTTTTCTAAAAGCATGTGCTAGATTAGTGGGCGATAATGCAGTGTCAATTACAGGGGACATGGACTTCCAAGAAAGAGAAGATACTATGAAACTAATAGGAAAAGATAAGAATATTTTATTTGGAACACAATCTATTTTTTCAGAAGGAATATCACTAAATGATTTAAGTTGTTTAGTACTTGGTACACCTGTTAACAATGAGCCACTTCTTACACAGTTAATAGGTAGAGTAATAAGAGAAAAAGAAGGAAAGAGACAACCAGTAGTGGTTGATATACATTTAAAAGGAAAAACAGCTACTCGTCAAGCTAATGCTAGAATGGGTTATTATATAAAGCAAGACTATGAGGTAAAAATATTATGAGTCAAGAAATACAATTAAATTTAGAAGAAATGAGAAAGATGAAAATCTTCCTAGCAACACCTATGTATGGAGGAATGTGTCATGGTCTTTACACCAAATCACTTATGGACACAGTGGGGCAGTTTCAGCAGTTTGGAATACCCATGCAACTATACTATTTGTTTAACGAGTCTTTAATTACAAGGGCAAGAAACTATTGTGTAGCAAACTTTTTAGAAAGTGAGTGTACACATTTACTTTTTATAGATAGTGATATTGGATGGAAATCTATGGATTTGATGTATATGATACATCTTATGGCAGAACATCCTGAAGTATATAGAGTATTCTGTGCATTATACCCTAAAAAGACTATAGCATGGGAGAAAGTATTAAAAGCAGCAAAGACAGGGATGTTTGATGAAAAACCGTGGGAACTAGAAGAAGTAGCGGGGGATATGGTATTTAATCCTAAACATGAAGAGTACCCAGATGGACAAGCTCCTGTGTATGAGCCTGTAAAAATTAAAGAAGGTGCTACTGGATTTATGTTTATAGAAAGGTCTGTATTTGAAGAGTATGCAGAAGCATATCCTGAACTATTATATACTCCCGACCATTTAAGAGAAGGAGAGTTTAAACCAGGACAAAAGATTACTGCCTTTTTTGACTGTGTAATTAACGAAGAAAATAGATATCTTTCTGAAGATTATATGTTTTCAGAGTATTGCACTAAGCTAGGAATCGACATTTGGGCATTGCCCTTAGTGGAGTTAATGCATTGTGGCTCACATATTTTCAGAGGAAGTATAGTTAAAATGGCACAAGCAGATGTACATGCTACAATCGCACCAGACGACATGGCTAAAATGCAACAACGTCCCAACGACTTAAGGGAAGAAAAATAATTCTTGACACGAGTTCAAAAATTTGTTATAATATGTTACTATTTGATTGGAATAAGATAATGAGAGTAAGCAAAGGAAGTGTTGATGATATGATACAAATACTTCGTATAATGACTTACAAGATTAAACCTAAAAATTACCACGATAAGACTTTTAAGTTTTATCAGTATCGATTCGGCGGACAATCATACCTCCTAAACCCAAAGGAGTTACTAGAAGCTGGTCGAGCATTGAGTGATAGAGAAGTTGTAGAGTATGCAGGTGTCGCATCCTTTCGCAATTATCACAACTATGTAAACACAAAAGACACCACACTAGATTTTCTGGAATGTCCAGTTTCAGAAGAAATTATAAATAATAACAGACTGCTTGAAATAAAAGATGGACGGGTACACTTTTACTACGAGGAGACATTAGGAGAATAAAATGGCAATTGGATTCAACCAAACCAAGGGCTCAGCCCAAAAAAACAAAATAGAAACATATAACTACGCAGGTAAAGAAGACCACCATGTAAGACTGGTAGGAGATTTACTTCCTAGATATGTGTATTGGATTAAAGGAGAGAATGGCAAAAACATTCCTATGGAGTGTTTATCTTTTGACAGAAACTCTGAAACATTCAACAATGTAGAACATGACCATGTTCGAGACTTTTACCCTGATTTAAAATGTGGATGGAGTTATGCCGTTCAGTGTATTGACTACGCCGATAAATCTATAAAAGTTCTTAATTTAAAAAGAAAGTTATTTGACCAAGTTATAGTAGCAATGGAAGAGTTGGGAGACCCAACAGACCCAGTTACTGGTTATGACATTCATTTCAAAAGAAAGAAAACTGGTCCACAGGTATTCAACGTAGAATATCAGTTAGCAGTTCTTAAGTGTAAGCCAAGAGAATTAGAAGATTGGGAAAAAGAATTAACTTCAGGACTTAAGTCTATGGATGAAATTCTTGTTAGACCAACTGCAGATGCTCAGCTTGAACTATTAAGAAGAGTTAACGGCAATGACGCAGGTGAAGTATCAGAAGATATTTCTAGCGAGTTTGACGTTAGTTAAGGGGAAAATTATGTTTAAACCACGAATGACAAGTATCGGGGACTCGTTCCCTCATTTTACACTACAAGGTGTAGACAAGGATAACAACTTTATAGAGGTTTCTGTATCGAAAGAATATGAACCTTTAAAGCATGATTACACAGTAATCTACTTTTATCCTAAAGACTTTACTTTCATATGCCCGACAGAAATCGCGGGAATGGATATGTTAGTAGATGAAGCAAATGTCATTGGTATAAGTGGTGACAATGAGTTCTGTAAATTAGCTTGGAAACAATCTAATGAACTCATTGGAAACATACAACAC